TTAGCGTTAGCTTCTTTGATGACAATCAAATCATCTTTGGTTAGGAAGCCACTTGCTCCTTCGCTCATGTGACCTTCGTCAACAAGTTGTTTGACCAACTCTGCTTTACGTAAATTTTCGTTGTTTTGAACCGCTGTTGGCTCCGTCTGTACTACAGGCTTTTCAACTTCTGCAGGTTTATTTTTCTTCGCCATGATAATTCTCTAAATTAAAGATAGCGGCCCACTATTGAGCCGCTATCATGTTGCTTATTACGCTATCTTATAAAAGCGTTGCGCCTGATCGAATAGTACGAATCCACTCGGGACGTAGAATCTTACCGCCATGCCATGTTTTCCATGCCATGGTGATTAATTCATTGTACGGATCAGCTGCACCTGCGGAACCTGCAGGCTTGTTAATCATCAATACCGCTGGTAACTTATCACCAGCTCTATAGATTTCCTTAACATGGGTGTGGTCAAGCCCTAACGAGCCAACTGCATCCATACCAAAGATTACGGTGCTGTATAAATCCGCACCAGTACCGCCGCCGTCTTCACGCAAGCCTGATCCGCCGACTGCGCCAGCGTTCAAGTCGATAGACCCTTCAGATGAAGAGACAAATCGAACATTGGCAATCGAACCAAACTCGCCAGAAGCCGTCGCAGTTTGACCTGCATACGTTTCCACTGCGCGGAACCCAGTCATATCGCGAATGTCTTCTTCGACGTCAACATGGGTAATACCCCACATCGCCTCACGAATCGGAGTTGTACCAATATTGGTACTACCTTGTGTCATCGGCATAAACTCTGTTGCGTCATTTCGACGTAGGATGTTACCGACTGCCCGAATTGCTGCTTTAGATAGGATAGTATTAACGCTCGCATCTGCCGTGCCGTTCGAGTAAGTCTGTGTCGCGTTGTCTTCCAGTTCGTTGCGTTGCAATCGATTCAATGACTGCCCTGCGTTGATGCCGAGTACTTCTGACAACTTCATGGACTGCTCACTGAAGTTAATCAAGTCTACTTCTTCATTCAGCAAAAAGTGGTTTCCGTACTTAGAAACTGCTTTCGTAACATCTGTAATAGTAGGTTGTACTGCATCCCGAGTAGGATATGCTGCGTTGCCTGTCAACGCTGTCAGCGCCGTTGTGACTGGCGTCAGGTTATTAAATAACCGCCACTTTGCCGTAAACGACCCGTTATGTGATGTTACATCACCGGGAGTCGAGCCAACAAAATAGGGGCATCGTGCTTTCGCATTGCGAAGCAAGTTACGCTGAAAGATCACATTGACCGGACCAGCGATTTCGGTTGTGGTAGTGATTGGACTAGCCATTTTTCAAGTCTCCAAATTAGTCTAAAAAATTAAGACCCTATGGAAGTACGTAGCTGGGACCGTTTGATCCACCTTTACTGGCAACATATTCATTAAACTGTTGGTCAGTCATATTAGCTACTTCTTCATCGGAAGGGCCGTCTGATTTTGAAGGACTACCTGTGTTGACCGAAGCACGTAACGAAGACATGGTGTCTGACAAATTCTCGTCTACTGGCGTGGCAACTTCTTTTGCCAAGTTGCCTGCAATTGAACCGAGTATTTTATTCCACCCACCAGGGTTACTGTGACGATCTTGAAAAGCGCGTAGAAAACGGGTGTCTCCTGTAGCCAGATCGTGTAAATGCCCTCGTATCATCGTATCAGGAATGCCTTTTAATACTTCATTGGCACCCTTAATCGTATCAACGGCGGATTTAATATCCTGTTGGGTTTCTTTTTTCTGCTGCGTCTCGACATAATTCGTCACATAGCTAAGCTGAGTATTATCTACTGGTGCAAGAGATTCTTCTTGTCCTGCAGGTTTAGCAGCTGGTGTGTCGGGTGTCTTGACGACAAGCGGCGTTACTTGTTCATCGTACTCTGCGAGTAGCGAATCAACACTGAGAGTTTCTTGAGACGCTGCATCTGTTTCCCCTGCGGCTGGAACTGCCCCAGCTGGCGGCACATCTGCATTGCTGTCAGTCACACTATCGTTCATTTGTGTATTCTCCATATAGGAAATTCAATAATAACTCTATACCGTCTGCATTTCCACAAAAATAAGCGTGGACATTTTCTGGCATGGGCTTCTTTATAGACCATTTTGGAACAGTCTGCCTAGCAAATGTAGATAATTCTTCCAACATGACGCTATATTGAGGGTGTTCTCGCATTGACGCTAAGAACTCCTGACTCTGTAAACTCAAGACTGGATCTGGCTTTGGTGCTTCGTACTCTTCTTCTAATTCTTCTGTCATGCGTCTTGAAATCCTATGTTCTGTGCAATCTGTTGTACGTTACCAGGAAGGTTGCCTGCTGGGGCTTCTCCCCCTGCGCCGGGAACTTGCGGCGGCTGTGCTGTCGCCGGATCTTTAAAGAACTTAGCGATGTCACCTTGTGGTATGCCAATCTCTAACATTTGTTCTCGAACGACATCGATATCAATCGGCTTGCCACCTAGCTGCTGAGAGATACCTTGCGCTTCCAGCTTAACGAGATTAGTCAATACCGCAATTTTAATCTGGTCTTTCTGCGCCTGCTCTGCAGGATTACCTGCACCCAACACTTCCATGGTGGCTGTCTTTGGTAGACTCTTGCCACTAATAATTACGTATGACTTAAAGCGTGGTACATAGACAGCCTGCTTCGGCATATCGCGTCGCATGATTTCAAGTTCGCCGTTTAATACGTTGGTCGTTAATCCACGATTTTTAGATCGAACAAAATTTACGGTACGTGTCTGACCACGGGTGACTTCCGAACTTACTGCGAATGCTGTTTGATGGCTCTTCGTTTGTGCGCCTGTTCGTGGCGATGATACGCCGGTAATTTCTTCATACTGTTTGACAAGAGCGAGATATGCGTCTCTGGCGTCAGAGATACTGCCAAGATTACCATGCACTTTGATATCGCTCATAGAATCCCATAACGCATACGGATGAAAATCCGGACCACCTCTGGCTCGAAGCTGGATATCGTTTCGGTTCCAACCAATAGGGGGGCCAGCATTCATCCAAGCTGTTGCCTGCATGACATTCAGCATGTCAGACGCTGCTGCACTAATCGGCGCACCTTTCATTAATGGTGATACACCATAGACACCTATATTTTCTTTAAAATAAGTGCCATGCATGAGCGAGTTAAATGGTAACTTGTTTTCTCGAACTCGAATTACAACCGGACCACCCTTACTGATAGCGTGAGTCACGATCATATTGGGTAGGTAGATGTCTTCAGTACTTCTGCGCGGAATAATCATATCACCTTCTACTTCTAAGAGATCGATATAACCGTCTTTGTCAGGTGCTTCTAGCTTACTGACTTCATCTTTTCGCCACCCTCCGTCCATGCGCTGTGTGTCGCTATTTCCTTTTGCTGCTGCCATTTGAATATCTTTGACTTGCTGCTTATAGGTAAACATTTCTCGCGATCCCATAATCATACCGCTATTGATTGCTTCAATTGCTTTATCATCTAGGTAGGTGTGCTTTATCGATATCGGGAGCAGTGCGGGTAGCTTGTTAGTAAAGCGACTAATTCCGCGATAGTCATTGGTAAAAGAATATCTCGACGCTGGACGGAGCCGCGCACACATCGTGCCGTACTTAAGCCCTTCTACGTCTATCTGCGCCATCTGACCACGAAAGTCGTATTGCTTGTGCGCGTGAATCAATGCAGCTTGTGTAATGGCATTGATGTCTTCTTGGTCATACTTTGTAGCTTCTTCGTCTTTACCAAAAAATTCAATATCTGCAATCAACGCATCAAAATACTCTTCGTTAATTTCTGCATTCACTGAAAAGAATTCGTGATTATCAGGAAACTGCAATTGGTCAACGTCAGCACCGAGTACTTCTAACGCATTGGCTTGTGTTGGTACAGGTGTATCAGGAAACCATGCCGGTAGCATTTTATTTTTCTTGATTTTTTCCAGCTTAATTTGCTGGTCTACTTGTTCCCAACGCTTTTCTAAATCTATACGATGTTCGCTTGTTTTGCGACGATCAAATTCAGCAACATCAGATCGCGCTAACTCGTCGTAATCTGTTTTAGTGAATCGTGCTGGCTTTTTCTTTGCTGCCATGTCAATACCTTTTAGCCTGTTTATTAATCGCCACCCAATTTATCGCGGCTTCCATGGCGATATCTATCCGAGTTTCTTGTTTACTCTCAACAGGAAAATCTAATTTTTCGTGTACGATCCACTTAGGAATGCGAATAACTTGAATCGCATCGATAAAACTGTCCATCGCGACAGCGTATGTTACTACCCAATGATTGACGCTCATTTTCTTGTCAGGTGCGCGTGATCCTTCTGCTAATGCTATGGTGACATCGCCAACTCTTCGCTTACCTATTGGCGTCAGCTGCTGCTTTCGCGTCAGTGCTTCAAATTCGGCCCAGGTCGATCTCATACGTAAGATGTCAACGGTGTGTGTTTAGGTTTAGCAGGTATATTGACTGCCATATATTTTGGTACTGCGTATCTCAGCATCATTACTGCGTAAAATGTCGCTTTCATAATATCGTCATTGATTGCTTTTATTACGCCGTCTTTACGATACATACCACGCTTTTCTGCAAACCAATCGGATTGATTACTGAAGACGCGCATCCGACCTTCGGAGAGACGAGTATATACTTCCATGACAATTGGTTCTACTGCCTGTGGACCGCCTGTGTCATCGTCGTATCGTGCTGATATCTCCATCATATTGATACCAGCCTTGGAATAGGCAATGGCTACACGCTTTCCGGCTTTGTCCCGATTAATGCCATCGTGAGGCCACGCAACGGGTTGCCAGTCTCCTTGTCGGTTGATAATGGACGCATGGACTGCAGCATTCGGCTCGTTGGCTTTCTTATAGCAGTGGTGTACGTAGATAATGTCTTTATTAGGATCATAAGCAATCCAAGACCCCGCTGCAGGGTGATTAATACCAAAGTCTACGCCAGCAATCTGAGGCCAGTAATCAGGAATTGGAAATGGTGCAATCTCGATATCTTCATCGTTAATTGGAAAGATCGCACCTTCACCCATCATTGGCAAACCCTTGGTTCGAGTATCGCGTTCGTGCGGTGGGTACGCTGCTAGAAAGATTTTCTTCTGCTCTTCACTTAAATGTGGCGCATCGTCCCAGGTAGCTGTATGAATCGAGCGATGGTCACTTGGCACCATGTAATGCTGCACCAGATCCGTTTCGCCTTTTAGCGGTGTAAACGTCACCATCAAACGACCATGGCTGGTTAAGATACGAGTCAGTTCTTCAGTATAAACTTTAAAATCATCCGGCTCTTCGTCCTGCCAAACAACGGCAATGTTTGTACCTTGAAATTTCTGCCAGCCTTGCTCTGCTGTTTTAAACTGTACGGTATTTAGACCGTACTTCCCTTT